TAAATCTATGAAAGATCCTAACATCAAGACTCCTATTACAATCACAGAAAAAGAATTAAAACTACGTCCTGATTTGTCTGGAATAACAACTGGAGGAAAACTTCCTTATTTTAGAGATCCTGAAATATCTAAAAGAATTATAGATGCTGCAAATGCTGGAGAGGATACAATAAAAGGTTTCTTAAGAAAAAACCCAGATTTAAATAAAACTTCTTTCTATGATTTTTTAAAAAGAACAGACACTGAGTGGAAAAGCAAAGGTAAAGGTAGGCCGCCTTTTAAAAAAGAAGTTACAGAAAATATTATAAAAATTCAAAACGTTTTAAAAAAAAATCCGGAGGCAAATTTTGAACAGATAAAAAAAGAAACAGGATTACCGTTCAATGAAATGAATAATACTATAGCAGCTTTTAAAGCATCTTACAAAACACCTAGACCTGATTTTATACCCGATAAATCAATTGAAGATATTGTTTCAAAATTACGTTCTAATACACCTATGACTTTTGAACAATTGTTGGATGACACTTTAATAAAATATGACATTGATCCAAGTAAAATTTCAAAAGAAACTAGAACTAAGTTATTGCGATCTAGAAAAGCAGTTCAAGAATTTTTTGAAGGTGGAACTAATTTTGAACACACATTACCTAAATCGTTAATTAAATATATTGATAACCCAGATAAAAAAGTAGAGTTGTTATTAACAGGATCAAGAACTTCTCCCGAACTTAATCAATTCAAATTAAGGTATGATCGAATGTTAAATGGAGCTGTTTCTAGGTATTTAGGAACATCTAAAGATGGGGTTAAATATAATTTAACACAATATAATGACGCAGTAGATAAAATTAGAAAGACTGTTAGAAAATTAACCGGAGGATATGAAGTAGGATATTTAAAATTTAATAAAGCAGGTGAAGCTACTGCTGTAGTACCTAATGCTAAATCTCTTTTAGAAGGGGGTAAAAATATAGGACCCGAAACATTGCAAAAATTATCTCCTTTTGAAAATTCAAAATATCATAATAATTTAATTAAAAACTATAATAAAAATCCTGGGGCGGAAGAGTTTAATACATTGAGAACAGTTTTCCCAAATCCAGATGAAATAGCTTTGTATAAAGACCAAGAAAAAGCATATAATCAAATTAATAAATATTTAAAGATGTCAAAGAAAAAGTTTATAGAGTTTGCAAATAAAAATATTGATAACCCTGCAGTTCAAGCAATTTTTAAATCTCCTTACGGTAAAGCAACGGCGGTAACTGCAGCTAGTTTACTTCCTTCTAAATTAGCAGCTGGAGAAGTACAAATGCCTCAAGGTTCTCCTGGACAATTAAGTGAAGATGAAGAAGGATTAAGTCTTCAAGACAAAGCAGCTCTTGGAACTGTAGCAGTAGCTGGTGCAAAGCCAGCTTGGAAATATTTAGCAAAGCCAGCGCTTAAAATTATGGGTTCACCAGCCGCTGGATTAGCGTTTGGAGGATGGTCTTTTGTTGATAAGTTTAATGCTAGTAAAGCTGAGACTGAAGAAGGTAAAGTTTATGATGCTCTTACTGAAGGAATAAAATTAGGAGAAGGAGAAGATGAAAAAGAAATATTAGGATCCCAAGTAGGAATGGAACTTTTGTTTCCAGAAGTTGTAAAACGAGGTGCAAAAAAATTAGGTGCAGAATTTTCAAAAAAAGGTGCACAAAATGCTTTAGCAGCGTTAGGTAGATTTGCTTTTAATCCAATTGGAAGAGCGGCAAGTATTATGACCCCAACCGGATTAACTTTAAATGCAGCAGCTGTTGCAAAAAGATATTACGATTTTGCAAAAGATGAAATTGGTAAAGTAGAACAAATGAAACCCGAAGACCGGAAAGCATATAATGAAATGCTGATGGATGAAACACTTTCAGGAGAAGATTATTATACTTCTCAGGATGTTCTTGATAAATACAATCAAGGCGGTCGCGTAGGTTTAAAAGAAGGATCACCAAAGGATCCGACAAGAAGATTAGTTTTAAAAGGAATAACTGCGGCAGCCACACTTCCATTTATTGGAAGATTTTTTAAAGTTGGAAAACTTTTAAAATCTGGAGCATACACAGGTCCAATAGTAGAAAAAATTAAAGGCATGCCAGAATGGTTTCCCGGTCTTGTTAAAAAGCTCTGGAACGAAGGTGAGGATGTAACTAAAACTATGGCTACTGGAGAGGGACAAATTATAAAAAGAGGAACACTCGAAGGTGGTGATGATGTAGACTTAGTTTATCAAATAGACACTGGAGACGTTAGAATAGATGTAGCTCCTAAAAAAGGAACTTATGAAACTTCTAGCGGAGCTTACAACAAAGAATATGAGTTATACTATCAAAAAGGTCTAGCAGATGAAACAACAAAAGGTAAAAAACCACCCGATGAATTTTCTGTTAGCGAAGTAGAAGGAACAGTAGATCCACACGCTTTAGATGTGAATTGGGAGGGTAGAATAACTGATGTAGATGATGCAATGTCAGATCTAACAGAACTGGAAGCATTTGCTAAAAGTAAATCAACTAAACAAATTCATAAGAAGAAAGGGACTAAGAAGAAGGATGTGTTCCCTGATTATGATCTACCTGAACCTGATTATTATGACATCGACTAAAAAATTAACAACCACAGTACCCCCTAAAAGAGGGCCTATTCCACAGTTGAATATTCCTTCAAAAAAGGTTACAACAATATCGGAGAAAATAAATGGCAGAAATAGACAAAGCTTTACCCAACGTAAAGCAAACGTTAAACATTCCTAATCCACAGGACGTAGCAGTTGCAGAGCAAGAAGCTCAACAGGATGTTGAAAATCCCGTTGACGTGCAACAGAATGAGGATGGAAGTGTAGATATAAATTTTGAACCTGGAGCGATGAATGCAGGGCAAGATCAAGGTCACCATGCTAATTTAGCAGAGTTACTTCCGGATGATGTTTTAGATAGATTAGGAAGTAAACTTCATCAAGATTATACAGATTATAAAGCATCAAGAAAAGATTGGGAAAGATCATACACACAAGGTTTAGATTTATTAGGATTTAATTATGATGATAGATCAGAACCATTCAAAGGCGCATCCGGTGCAACTCATCCAGTTTTAGCTGAAGCTGTAACTCAGTTTCAAGCTTTAGCTTATAAAGAATTATTACCAGCAAGTGGTCCGGTTAGAACTCAAATAATTGGACTACCTACACCTGACAAAGAGCAACAATCTCAAAGAGTAAAAGATTACATGAACTATCAATTGATGGATCAAATGAAAGAGTATGAACCCGAGTTCGATCAAATGCTATTTAATTTACCTTTAGCAGGATCAACATTTAAAAAAGTTTACTACGATGAACTTATGCAGCGAGCAGTTTCTAAATTTGTTCCTGCTGATGATTTGGTTGTTCCGTATACGGCTACCTCATTAGACGATACGGAATCCATCATCCACGTAGTTAGAATGACAGAAAATGAATTAAGAAAACAACAGGTAGGAGGATTTTATAGAGACATAGAAGTTAATCCATCTTATCTTAATGAAACAGAAGTTGAGAAAAAACAAAGATCTTTAGAAGGAGTTGCTAAAGGAAGAGACGACAGAATGTTTTCTGTTTTAGAGTGTCATGTGGACATAGACTTAGAAGGCTTTGAAGATGTAGGTCAGAATGGAGAACCTACAGAAATTAAATTACCTTACATTGTAACTTTAGAAGAAGGTACAAGAAAAATTTTATCAATTAGAAGAAATTATGAAGTTGGAGATCCATTAAAGAAAAAAATTAATTATTTTGTTCACTTTAAATTTTTACCAGGACTTGGTTTTTATGGTTTTGGTTTAATTCATATGATTGGTGGACTATCAAGAACAGCAACTTCAGCGTTAAGACAATTATTAGACGCTGGAACTTTATCAAATTTACCTGCCGGATTTAAGATGCGTGGAATTAAAATGAGAGATGAAGCGCAAGCTATTCAACCTGGAGAATTTAGAGACGTTGATGCTCCTGGTGGAAACTTAAAAGATGCATTTATGATGCTTCCATTCAAGGAACCATCACAGACCTTATTACAGCTTATGGGTGTCGTGGTACAAGCAGGACAACGATTCGCATCTATTGCGGACCTGCAAGTGGGTGATGGGAATCAACAAGCAGCTGTGGGCACGACCGTAGCTATGCTTGAAAGAGGATCGAGAGTTATGTCTGCGATTCATAAAAGAGTATATGCTGCAATGAAAAAAGAATTTAATTTATTAGCAAGAGTTTTCAAATTATATTTACCACCGATTTATCCTTACGATGTTGTTGGAGGCCAAAAACAAATTAAACAAATGGACTTTGATGACAGAGTAGATATATTGCCAGTTGCAGATCCAAATATTTTCTCTCAAACTCAAAGGATTTCCCTTGCACAAACGGAACTGCAATTGGCTACTTCAAATCCACAACTTCATAATCAATATGAGATTTATCGGAATATGTATGAAGCATTAGGAGTAAAAGATATTGATTTAATTTTAAAAAAACCACCTCAGCCAATGCCAAAAGATCCGGCATTAGAACATATTGATGCTTTAGCTGGTTTACCTTTTCAAGCTTTTCCTGGACAAGACCATAGAGCGCATATTACAGCTCACTTAAACTTTTTAGCGACAAATATGGTTAGAACAGCACCGATGGTAACTGCCTCGGTTGAGAAAAACTGTCTAGAACACATAAGTTTAATGGCACAAGAGCAAATTGAACTAGAATTTAAGGAAGAATTACAACAATTAGCGCAAATGCAACAAATGGCGCAACAAAATCCACAGATTCAGCAACAAATGGTACCTTTACAGCAAAAAGTTGAAGCTAGAAAAGCTATTTTAATAGCTGATATGATGGAAGACTTCAAAAATGAAGAGAAAAAGATCACTTCTCAGTTTGATCATGACCCAATTGCTAAATTAAGAGCTAGAGAGCTTGATATTAGAGCAAAAGACAATGAGAACAAGAGAAAAGAAGCTCAAGAGAAGATAAATATCGATAAAATGAAGGCTATGATGAATCAAGGGGTTCAAGAAGATAAATTGGACCAAAATGAAGATTTAGCTAACTTAAGAGCTGATACTTCAATTGAAAAACAAGAAATGGCTAATCGAAACAGATTAACTCTTGCTAGAATGAAACCAAGAACGAATGGGAGGGGCTAATGTGGTTAGGAGCAATTAAATTAGCGTTAAACGCTGGAACTCACATTTATAAAAAG